AGGGTCCTCTGAATAAGCACTACTGGGCATTGTCTCGCACTGGTACTGGTCCAAAGACTACCTACATCATCGACATGGTTCGCGCACGCGACCTTGCCGAAGAGTGGGACTTGGACCCTCTAAGTGTAGAAGAGGCTCTTGATACTGTAGAGCCTTTGACTGACGAAGTCATTTACGTCACTCCTCGTGCAGAACTTATCGAAATCGCTAAGGCCTCTGCATAACCTAAGCCCCACTTGGCTCCCATTTGGTTGGTGTGGTTGAGCCAGTGGCTTATGGGGGACTCTAGTCTCATCTCCTAGAGTCCCCCTTCTCTATTAGGAGTATTAAATGAACATTATTACTACTACTGAACAACTTACTGAAGTTGTTGAACATTACTTAACAGTAGACTCTTTTGCTTTTGACGTAGAAACGTGGGGACCTCATAGGGGTGACACGGTTCGTAACGACGTTCTCTGGATGGCTCTTGCTACAGAGGGTCGCGTCGATGTAATCCCAATGGGGCACCCTAACGGCGAGTTCACTGGGTGGGACAAGCCTTTGCTTTTAGAAGGCGAGCGACGTTTTGCTAAAGGCCTTCCTGTTCGTGACCCTCAAGACTTTTCTAAGAACGAGAAGTTGTGGACACCTAAGTTTACTTTCCCACCAGAACAACTACGACAGGGCGAAGTATTTAAAGCGCTACGCCCATTGTTCTTTAGCGATAAGTTAAAGATTGCGCATAACGCTAAGTTTGATTTGAAATCTTGTGCTAAGTACTGGCGTGGGGATGTCCCTACCGCACCTTATTTTGATACTCTCGTAGCATCATTTATTGTCGATAACCGTAACCGTTTGGGCTTAGGTCTAGATGACTGCGCTAAACGAGAGTTGGGTATCGAAGTAGTCAAGGGTATTGGTAAGGAAGTAGAAAAGCATTCATTTGATGATGTAGCAAAATACGCTGCACTTGACGCTCAGGCTACTTATGAGTTGTACAAGGTTCTTGATAAAAAGATCAAAGATGCAAACCTTACGAAAGTATGGAAGTTAGAAATGAGTGTCCTCAGCGTGCTGTGTGACATGGAACTTTCTGGCGCATCACTTGATGTTAAAGGGCTAGAAGAACTACGCGACAAGGTAGAGGCTGACATTGATGCTACCCGAGCAGACGCCTATCGTCTTGCGGGTAGGGCTTTTAATATGAACAGCATCGCAGAGAAGCAACAGTTACTGTACTTGCCAAAGAAAGAGGGCGGTAGAGGCCTTCGTCCACCTAAGTCTTTGCGTGCTTCACTGACCCCTAAAGGTCAGAAGTTGGCATCTGAGGGCAAGGAGTTATCTATTTCAGAGTACGCAGTAAGTAACGAGGCTCTTCAGGTGTTCAAGAATCAAGACGAGTTAGTAGAAACGATTCTTAAATACCAAGACTTAAATAAACTACTTACAACCTATGTAGTCCCATACTTGGGAGGAGATGTCACTCGTACTACTAATGGTAAGAGCAGAGTAGAAACGAAAGAAGCGCTGTTAATTAATGGCAAGGTGCACACTGACTTTGTGCAGTATGGTGCTGAGACAGGGCGCTTTAGCAGTCGCAACCCTAACCTGCAGAACATCCCTAGCAGTGGTGAATACGGAAAGATGGTTCGCAATCTATTTGTGGCTCCTCCGGGATACAAGTTAGTTGTGGCTGATTATTCTCAAATTGAGCCACGCGTTATTGCCTCTTTCTCTAACGACCCTGTCATGTGTAACGCTTACCGTAACGGGGAGGACATTTACACGGCTATTGCTACGCCTCTAGGAATTGACCGTAAGGGCGGTAAAGTTCTTGTGCTGTCTCTTTCTTACGGAGTTGGTCCAGATAAGGTTGCAGACTCTTTGGGAATCTCCTTAAAAGAAGCAAAAGATCTTTTGACTACTTTTGAGAGTCGCTTTAAAGATGTTTCTAAATACAAAGCCCGAGTAGTGCGCACTGCTAAAGCGCACCGCCCTACACCTTTTGTGTCTACCATCTTTGGTAGGAAGCGTTACATCCCAGACTTGCTTAGTTCAGACCGAGGACTATTCTCTCGTGCAGAGCGCCAAGCCTTTAATACAGTCATTCAGGGAAGTGCTGCTGACATTATTAAGTTGGCAATGGTTCGGGCACACTCGTGCTTCCTAGATGAGCCAGATGTAAATGTAATCTTGACTGTGCACGATGAGTTGGTTACTGTTGCACCAGAGCATATGGCGGAGGAAGTTGCTGAAGCCATTCGTGAGTCCATGGAAGGGGTAATTGTTCCAGAGATTACCATTCCGCTTATTGCAGACGTTAAGATTGTAGACCGTTGGGGAGATGCCAAGTGATTAATCCATTTAAAAAGAAAAAAGCCAATATCCCTGAAGATATTATGGCTTTAATAGAACAAATTGAAAAAGATCCAACGCCCATCATGGACAACTTTAGTAGAGAACTTTTGTTTGACGCTAAGTTTGAGAACCCTTTGAAGGTTGCTTCTCTTTTAGGGTTACCCCCTATTAGCGATGAGTTGGCAGTAAAAGAACAAGAAGAGTCTAATAAACGAATTAAAAAAATTGCTTGGTTAATCCCTCTGTTTCAATCCGTATCTAATTTAGTAGCCTCAGGGATTATTGTTGAGTCTATCGCTGACCGTAATGATAACTTTCCAGATGAATTTTACGAAGTGCTACAACATAGACTAGAATCAGTTTGTATGGCTGCTTTATTGAGCACCATGTCTACATTAGTAGACGTTGAGTTAGTAAAGATCGGAGAACTTGATGGGTAATTCATTTTGGGATAAGCAGTTTGGCAATACGCCACAACAGCCTTCTTATCAACCAGCACCTACGCAGTACACCCCTCCAACTCAAGGGTACCCTCCGGTATCTCAGCAGTTTACCCCGCCAGCCCAAGCGCCTTCACAGGCGAGAAGCGCACAACAAACCTCCTCTTGCCCAGAGTGTTACTCAGGTAACTACATGGCAGTAGCAGGAGCAGCCCCTCGTTGTTACGACTGTGGTTACCCGATTTCCCAATCAGGAAGTCATCTAGGTACACTTACTGGGGCTCGTGTAGAAGGCGACACCAAATCCGCTATTGGCAATAATGCCACCAATAACTGGAACCCTCAAGGCATTATTGGAAGAGTAGACTAATGTTTAATAAAAAGAAACTTCGTAACCTTAAAGAAGAGTTGTTTAATGCAAAGGCTTCAATCAGTGGCCTTAAGTACAATGCAGGTATTCTTACAAGAGACATTAAAGAAGTAACTGCCGAGCGTGATGAGTGGCGTGCAAAGTATGAACTCTTGTACCACACCCCAGAAGTTAAGGCTGACATTGAGTCCGCTTTTAGCCGTGGGCACAACCACGCAGTAGGACAATTTAAAGCATGGCTATTTGAAGCCGCTACAAACCTTCCTTTTGTAGAGGAAAATATTAATGATTAGTCCAGACGCTTTAAAAGTAGTTGCAGGTCTTAACAAGAAGTTTGGCGAAGGCACTGTAGTAGTAGGTAAAGACATTACTCAAGAGTTGATTCCTCGTATGACTACGGGGTCTGTAACTCTTGACTATGCTCTTGGCGGGGGTTGGCCTGCTAATCAGTGGAATGAACTTATTGGTGAATCAAGTCATGGTAAGACCGGCGTAGCACTTAAGACTATTTCTGCAAATCAAGCCCTTGACCCAGACTTCACTACGGTATGGATTGCTGCAGAGCAGTGGGTGCCTCAGTACGCTGAGATGTGCGGGGTAGATACGAGCCGTGTGATTGTTGTAGAGACAACGGTTATGGAAGAAGCCTACGACGCTGCAATTGCTTTCGCAGAGTCCAAGGCTGTTGATGCCATCGTGATTGACTCACTCCCTGCGCTTTCTCCATCTCCTGAGATTGAGAAGAACATGGATGAGTTCACAGTTGGTCGTGGCGCAATGATTACTAATAAGTTCTTTCGTAAGATTGGCCAAGCCATGAAGCGCAGCCTTATTGAAGACGAGCGCCCAGTACTTGGAATTGTTATTAATCAATGGCGTATGAAGATTGGCGTCATGCATGGCGACCCTCGTACTACTCCCGGTGGGCAGGGTAAGGACTACGCGTTCTTTACACGGTGTGAAGTAAAGCGTGATGAATGGATTGACATCGGTCCAACATCTAATAAGGTTCGTATTGGACAGCGTATTCGTGTGCGCACCATTAAGAACAAGACAGCCCCTCCACAGCGCGTGGCCTACTTTGACTACTACTTTGCTAACGGTGGTCCAGTAGACCCGGGCAACTATGACTTTGCCAAAGAAATTGCGTCTATGGCTATTATTAAAGAGGTAGTTGACCGACGTGGCGGTTGGATTTACTATGGTGAACGTAAGTGGCAAGGTATTGAGTCTTTGATTACATCCTTGCGCGAAGAGATTGACCTTAAAGAAGAACTGCAACAACTGGTGTTGCAGAGTGACTTACCAATGGCGGTGGAACAATGAGTTTTGTAATTAACGATACCGAGTGGGCAGAAGACCTTCAGAAGAACCTATCAACGTACATGGATCTGTTATTAGATTCTATCTATGATGAGTCAGATGAAGAGCCTTTTGAAACTGAAAGTGGCATGCCTTACTGTGCATGTAACACCTGTGAGTTTAGAGAGATTCTAGTGTATGTAACGCCTCGCATTATTAAGGCGTATCTAGAAGGAAAAGTCGAACTTACTGATGAAGTCTGAAGGACAGAAACAGTCTAGAGCACACGAGGACCGTCTGGCTAAATTAGTCGGCGGTTCTCGTACTGCTGCATCTGGGGCCTTTTGGTCTAGAAAAGGCGATGTAAGGAATAGCGCTTTGTTAATTGAGCACAAGTGGACTGGTAAGAAGTCCTTTAGTTTAAAGTCAGACGTTCTAAAGAAAATAACAACGGAAGCAATCCTTGATGGGCGCACGCCTATTTTAGGAGTCCATTTGGATGGAGAGGATTACGTCATTATGTTAGAGACGGACTTCTTTGAAATGCATAACAAACTAGAGGAGTAATGAATGCAAGAACCCGAGTACGCATGGCGGTATGAAGCCAAATGTGCTGGGGAGGACACGGATATGTTTTATCCGCCAAGGGACAAA